GTACAAACGCCCGACATCCACCGCATCAGCCGCGCCGATTTGAAAGTCGTCTCCAAACGCCAACCGACCGAGCAGGAGTGGAGCGATTTGCTGTTCGTCTGGAACGTCGCCAAATACGTTAAATCCAACGCCATCGTCTTCGGCAAAGGCGGTCAGACCTACGGCATCGGCGCAGGCCAAATGAGCCGCGTGGACAGCACCCGCATCGCCGCCCGCAAAGCGCAGGACGCAGGCCTAGACTTAAACGGCGCGTGTGCTGCTTCGGACGCATTCTTCCCCTTCCGCGACGGCGTGGACGTGATTGCCGAACAAGGCATCAAAGCCATCATCCACCCCGCAGGTTCGATGCGCGATCAGGAAGTTTTTGACGCGGCGGACGAACACGATATTGCGATGGTGGTAACGGGCGTACGTCATTTTAGGCATTGATTCGGAAAGGCATAGAAAGGCCGTCTGAAAAGAAGAACAGGCGGATTGAAACTGCGCTGAAGTTTAAATTTCGGGGCTGTCCTGGTTATCTGGGACAGCCCCTGTTATTTTCAGGCAATCAGTCTGCCTTTGATGCTAAATAGGAATTCAATAAAGATTTATTTTTTGTTTATATTTTCTTTAATCTGATTGATAAAATTCTGTATTTTGAAACCCAGTGAGATAAATATAAGGGGTCTGTGAGATAAATGGGATTAAGTTGGATGAGAATGGATGGAGGGGGATGGGAAATTTGTAACAACGTTGCACTGGGTGCAACAAAACGGAGCGGGCGAAGTTGCCCGCTTTTTATTTTCGGACACCCCGTGCCAAAGCATCGAGGGCGACATCCAACAGGCGGGATTCGGTACCGGCCTGAAGTGTACCACCTTTGCTTATCGGCAGGTAGGGGCGTGCCGGGATGTTGACTTGTTTGACCCTGCGAAAACCGTCGCCGACTTTGAATACCAGATAGGGTTTGTTTTTGGCTTTGACCGTGCCGCCGAACTGGTGGATGGCGGCGTAGGGTTTGTTGGTGCCGATGCGGGCGAAGTTGCTGCCAGAGGCAGTGTGGATGCTGGCGGCCAGCTGCCCACTCTTTTGCAGGATTTTGCCACCGCGCGCATTGTCCGGCCATTTTTTGCCGCCCCAGCTTTCGGATTCGAAGTTGTCTTCGGTGATGCTGAGCAACTCGGCGGCAATGGCCTTCATCATTGGGCGCGGGTGAGTGGCATTTTTTAATAGTTGCCCAAGCCCATGTTCGAGGCTGGAAGCGTCTAAGCTGATTTCAAACATATCAACCTCTCAACAGTTGAAGCACCCAAGCCAGCTGGGCGGCATTGAGCGAGGATTTGAAACGCTCGTTGCCCATCATCTGCCGCAGCGCCACACGGGCAATATCGGGATGGGCGGCCTGCGCCTTATCCACCGCCACCGAAGCCATGCGCGAGAGCATGGCTTTGCCTTGGTTGGCATTGAAGCCGGCATTGGGGGCGACGAATTTGCCGTTGATGCGGATGCCGGTGCGCAGGGCATGGCGTTCTTCGCCGGTGTACGGGTTCTCGCCAATGTCCACGGTCTGGGTTTCCAGCTGCGGGCTGGGTTTTACCCGGTCTGCCCCACGGCTGCGCGACAAGGGTCGAACCCGGCAGCGGCAGCGGTAGTCCAAGGGCGGATACAGGCTGTCCCACACCGGATCATCGGCGGCATAAACGCTGCCGTGCAGCATACGATGGGTCTCACGGGTGCGCTCGTCGTTGACCGCCACGTATTCCCAGTATGGGTGGGTATCTATCGCATCCATCATTTCGGCATAACGCCCGGCCATATAGGCCGACTGCATATTGGTCAGATAGATGGTTTTGAGGCGGTAGGGACTGCCCAGGCGCACGGTTTGGATTTCGCCGGTGTCCGGGTGCGGCACGTCCTGCCTGCCCCACCAGCCTTTGGCCTGCAATACCGGCGTCAGCTGCTCGCTGAACTGCTCCAAGGTCTGCCCGCTTTCGGCGGCTTTAACCACGGCGGCATAGATGTCGCCAACCACATCCATGCCGGCGGTTTTGGCTACGGTGAAGGCGGTGGCGTGCGCATCGTCCAGCATGTCCTGCCAGTCCCACGATACGTTGATGCCCTTCTGCTGCAGATAGGCCACAGCGGCTTCGGGCTGCATGCCGAAGATGGTTTTGATGTCTTCTGGATTCATCTGTTCAGTTCCTCAGCGGCTCCCACCCTGCCGACCAGTTCGGCCAGGAAGATTAAGCGTGCCAATTCCTCTTGAAGCGCGGCATCATCCATATTCGGATAGGCGGCGGTCAGCTTGTCCAGCACCACTTCGGGTGTGGCCTGTCCCTGTTTCAGGCTGCCAATCAAGATATCGGTCAGCGCCTGCCCCTGTGCGTTGAGGCTACCTGAAAGAGGGGCGAGGCTGTCGATGACCAAGCCGGCATCGGCAGCCGGCAGGTGTTCGGCGAAGTCGGCCAAAGGTGACGCCGGCGTCGCATTTGGTGGAGAGGCTACCTGAACAATATCGTCGTCGCTCAGGTTGTAGGCGCGTTTCCAGTAGCTTTCGGATAATCGGACACCGCAGCCGGTCAGGATTTGGTCGCGTTCGGCCAAGGTCTTGTCGCCTGCTTCTTCGGTATACAGCACGAACTGCGGGCGCGGGGTGTCGGCAGCGAAGTTGAAACCGCAGATCCAGTCAATGAGCCGGTTCAGGCAGCCTTCAACGATGCGGCAGTCGTTGTCCCGAATATCCTTGGTTACCTCCAAACCTGCGGTGGCGCTGGCGTGGGTACTGTCTTTCTCGGTGGTCTGGTCTTGGCCGAGCAGCGCAATAGCGATTTCGGAGCGGCAGTAGCGGATAAAGCGGTCGTACACATCGGCACTGCCCTGTTTACCCGCCGCCTCTTTGATTTCGACGCTGCTGTCATCAGGGATGGTGGCCACCGAGTTGCCGATTAACTGTTCCAGCGCATCCAGCAGGCGGTCGGTGTCTTGGTCGGTATTGCTGCGCGGCTCGCGGCCGATGATCCACGGTGCGCCGAACTTCTCCGAGAACTCTGCCCAGAATTTCAGGCCGCCGCGTTTGAAGATGGTCGGCCAGTAAATGCAGGACAAATCGCCGATGCCGTATGGGTTGATGTAGCTGGCATTGTGGGTCGGGCACAGGAATTTGAAGGCCGGTACCGGTTCGTCGTTCAGGCTGCCTGAAAGGCGGAAGCGCAGCTGTCCGTCTTGGTCGAACTGAAACCACTCCTGCGGCTTGGCCACGATTTCGGACGGCAGCCACAGGCTGCCCCGCTGCCAGATGATTTCCAATGGCTGATAGCCGTACAGGGTGGCATCCAGAATTTGGTTGATCAGGCGGTACAGGTCAAAACCGGAGAACAGCTCGGCAATGGTGTCGCAGACCGTGTCAGGCGCACCGTTGGCTTCGATGCGCCATTCCATGCCGGCCACCGCCGACTTCCGGCGGCGCACATGGCCGGCGACAATCGGGTCGGACAGCAGCTCGCGGTAAACCGATATGTCGCGCCCGAGCTTTTTCAACACCGGGTCGGGATTGGGCAGATAGCCGCCGAAGCCGCCGATGCCCCAAAAGCGTTGGGCAACGGCGAGGTGGGCGGTCAGGTCGGCGGGTTGGAGGGTAACCGCGCCGTTGGCGGTTTTGAGTTTGAAGTGGGGTTTGGCCATATTACTGCTCCGTATCGTCTGGCTTGTCTAATAGTGAGCGGACAGCCTTCACCACATCGTCAATTTCAAATTCAGGCTCGTCCGGCATCACGCCGGCACGCATCAATACTGTATGGATTCGGTGGATACCGTTTTCCCAACGGTCTTTTCGGACAATCTTGCCATCCCCACGAAACTCGTAATCATCGGGATTTTGACCACGAAATTCAGGCATGATGAAATCATCTAGGGTTACTTTACGCATATCAATATCCTCGGGTTAAGGGGCTGCTGCGGCGGATTTTACGGCTGGCCACACGTACCGGGCCGGCGTTCAGTTCGCGGCTGGCGTAGTGTGCCAAGACAAAGGCAATCGCCGCGTCGCCGTGACGTTTTTTGCCGTCCGCCCCTTTGGTGCGTACATCGGGGATGCGCGGCACGCCTCTGACCAGCTCGAAGGCGCGCAGGTCGGTCAGGATGTCTTCGTCTTTGGGGATTGCGTCCAACGTGCCGTCTTCGAGGGCGGCTTTGAACGGAGCGGTAT